CAAAAAGCATTTGAGGTGTCTCATTTAGAATTGATCTAATGGCTTTTGATAGACGTGCCTCTTTAACAACCTGATTTTCAGACCCAAAATCACCTTTCAAAAGAGTATCGGCTGCGCTGTTTACTTTTCTTGTTATATACTTCTGAAGTCGTTCGTTAGTTATAGGAACAGATTTTGCGGCAGCTTCTAAAGGATTGGTGCCCGGAGGTATATACCTAAAGGCAAAATCGCCACGCTGATATGCACCCACGTCAAAATACAAAGCACTTTTTGCGCTGTAAGGCGTGTTAGGTCCCTGCAACTGCTGGTTTTGCAAACGATTCATGCTGGTAAACAGCAAATTTCGGTTGGCCTCCACTGTTGCGTCAGTTGTACCAGTCTTAGCTACAGTACCCTTCAAATTATCCGGAAGGTTGGCGAATGTTACCAACTCGTCACCCGGTTGAAGCGCAACAGGCTTCCCGCTTACTAGGTTTAGCGGAGAACCAAGCTGTCCTGATTCTCCTCTCTCTTGTCGAACTTGAACAGCAGCACCCCCCGAACCCGAAAACCGAAACGTATCCGGTTCTCCATCGGCACCGGATGTTCTCCGAACGATGTATTTAACACTCTCAAAAGGGGCCTTTTCACCCGCGCCTGCGGCACCAAGAGCTTCGCCCTTTTCGTTCGTGACAGTATGAGTAGGGTTTTTGCCCCCAAGAGTAACAGGAGTTTGCGTCCCCTCTCCTACTGTCCTAGCCTGATATCTTCCACCATCAAATGTGTACTGAAGAGGAACTACGGGACCGGTTGGCTTTCCGTCGGCACCTCTTCGCCTTGCAAAACCACGGTTTCCTTGCTTCATGTCCGAAGTCTTCGGCTTTGGCATAATTTTAAGGGCTAAGTCCCCTGTCCGAATGTTCTCAGCTTCAACTTTCTGCAATGCAGCTAGCTTCAACTGGCGCTCTTCTGCGGTTTTTGCCGCGTTGATCGCCTGCTTTTGTTGCATCATGCGCCCTGCAACCGTTCCCGCATCACCGGCAAGGGGAGACAATAGCTCCCGAGACAAGGTGCTTACCGAAGATTCGCCACGCTGGGGTGTGGCACCTGCTGCCGCAAAACCACGTTGTGCCAGCGCAAGAGCAAGCTGCAACTTGCCCATGTTCTGGGATTCTTCGAGTTGTTTGGCATAGTCCGTTTGTCCCAAATAATTAGCATATTCGGCCTGACGCTGACGGACTACGTTCATGTCAGGACTGGGCTGGATAGACCTTTGCGCCTCTTTAGCTCTAAGACCTGCTAGAGTATCCAGATATGTTCTAGTGTTGGTGTTGATGTTGAGGCCCGCTATTCCGGAAGGTTTTGTCGCCATGAGTAGCTCCTGTTAGACCATGCCTTGGCCCGTGGGCCCTGCACCTTGCATCATAGCTTGTAGCATCATTGGGTCCATGCCCATAGGATCTTCGCCCGTTGCCATTATACCGGATGGTCCTTGGGCCATGTTTCCTACAGCGTTAACCAACGCACCCGTTTCAGCGGCCATGCCGTCCGCAACCGCGCTTTTGGTAGCCAGTTCGGTGATACCACCGCCCATTCCGCCAACTTCTGCCAGTTCTTCCTGCATCAGAGCACCAATGCCTTGGTCAATCTGTGCAAGCTGAAGGGTTGGCTGCACAAGGGCCAGAACAGAATCTGGTGTTCTCTGGGCATCTTCGGGTCCTACAACCTGCGCTAAACGGGAGCGGTAGGTTTCAAGACCTTCGTCCTCGTCCCAGACCGAGTTCATAATGTCCTTGAAGTCACCGGCCATGTCCATGTTGCCAATGCTGCGAGATACTTCTTCGTTGACCGCTGCCCCTACGCCTTCGGCTGCAAGCTCGTTGGTAAGATTGCCCATTTCGGATTCTGCTGTTTGGAGAACTTCGGGGGGCAAACCCTGCGCCTCCTGATATATCTGAGCTTCCTGCTCCGGGGACATCAACGGCATATCCGCCATCATGTCTTCTTCCATGGGAGGCATGTAGCCTTCCATCTGGGGCACCATGCCGCCGTTAGCCATGCTGACAGAGTTCTGAGCCATGAACTCCTGCAATTCAGGTGCGCTCGGTGTTCTTCCGTACATCTGCATAAACAAAGCCGCGAAATCTGTGCCCGGAACGCTTGTGGATGCGCCCGCCATCTGCGAGACGGGTTGTATAGCCCCTGTGTTTTGAAGGGCCTCTATCATTAAGCCGCCAGTCGCCATGGGCGTTGCGTTGTTAAACATGCTTCTGTCGTATATTCCGGGCATAGTATTTTCCTATTAAAATAGTCCGCCGATTTGATTGGCGGCGGCGGCGGTTCCTAGAAGTCCCGTTCCCACACCAGCAACTTGCTGGAAGGCGGAGGGCGTTGGTGCGGAGGGCGAAACTTGGGAACCTAGGGTTGTCTGAGTTGACGGAGCACCCTTGTAAATGTCCGAGAGGAACGCAACGCGACTGTAGGGCTCGTACAACTGTTTCTGCTCGTTTACACGGGCGGCGTCTAGTTCGGACTGCTGTTGGCGCTGTTGCTCCTGACCAAGAGACTGCATAGTTGCAATGTCTTGGACACCAGCCCGCTGCATTAGTTGACCCAGACCAAGCTGTTGACCGCCAATTCCAGCCTGCTGACCTGCTATACCAGCCTGCTGACCCCCGAGGCTTCCGTAAAGACCTGCAATCCCGCCGTATAGCTGGGACTGTTGCTGCTGTCGGCGCTGCTGGTTTTCAAAAGCTGTTTGAGACGCGCCGAGAGCCTGGTTGTAGTTTTGGGCATTCAACTGAGCAATAGCGCGGGCTTGGGAATCCGCGAGCCCACGGTCAAGTTCAGCACCTGCAATGCCAAAACGGCTCCCCCCAAAAGCACCCGCGCCGACGCCCTGCGCTGCAAGGTTGTTGCGCGAAATTTGGGCTTGCCGGTTCATCTCGGCAAGGGTGGTGTCAACGACCTGCTGCTGGTACGGGTTGGTGTAGGCAGAAAGGTCCGTCGGTGCGAACAGTTGACCGGACCCGGAGATGGCCTGTTGCGCGGCGGTAATCGGTGTCTGAGACTGACCCAATGTTCCGAGGGCCGTGCCTAATGTACCGAGGCCCGTTCCAATGGTTTGCGAACCGGAGGTCAGGAAGGGTTGGTAACCTCCGATACCTCCAGTAGACCCCCCAAGGGTAGCGGCCTGCTGCTGAAGACCCGTAAGACCCGCAATTTGTTGTCCGGGAAGCTGTATCTGGATGTCGGAGAGATCTTTAGCCGAGTTTATCAGGCCCAGTTTTAGGGCCTCAATCTCCGGGGCTTCGCGGACAATTTGTTCTGTGATTGTTTTTTCAGCCATGACTACGACCTCATCTCAAAGTTACGCATCATGTTATAAAGATTTGAAGCACCGGCCTGTCTGTTTCCGTTACCCGACGGATCAGCCCCGCGCACTGCCTTGGCGTTCATCACAAACTCTCCGTCGGAAAGCATGGCGGGAATGTCGTCCGAACGCTCCGTTCCGGGGCCTTCCACCAGCATTTCTCGGCGGGGAAACTGCGGGGTGCCGCCCATGTTCATGTATTGAGGATTTTCCATGTAACCGCCGTCGGCTGCAAACCTTGTCGGGACAGCAGGGTTTCCGGGGTCGTAGCGGTACGGATTAGTGTCCTGAACCAGATACTTTTGGCGGTCTTTCTGGAAGAGGTCGTATCCTGTTTCGCTACGCACATAACCTTCGAGATCACCTGCCGTCGGCTGTCCAGCATCTACAGGGGGATCAAAAGCGCCGCCAAGATACGCGGCTCCCGTTCCAAGAGCCAAGGTTGGGCCGTACTTAGCAAGCATACTTGGTTGGGCAGAAGCCGCAGCAGCTTTCAGACCCACCTCAGTGGGTTGTATACCAGAAGCCGCCATTTTAGTTAGGTATTCTGCTTCTTTACTCGCCACATTTGAGGCAATGACTTTAGCGCTATCGCCCCCACGGAAAAGATAATCACCGGCAGTTGTCATACCCTCGTCTATAGATTTACCTGTGGAGCCTAAATACTTTTCAAGGGTGGATACTTCCGGGGTCTGTGGCAAATTAATGTCTTGAAAACTTGAGGCGTTATAAATATCGCCTTGTCCGTAGTCGAGCGCCGCGCCTCCATAGCCCGGAGTACCAGTCGGAGAAGGCACATCAAAATAGTCTACGGAGCCCGGAGTACCAGTCGGGCTTTGTCCAAAGTTCTCAGCTAAATGTTTTCCCGCCGGTGTATTCATCGGAATAACGTTTTGATTCAGCGCGGTACTCTGAGGACCCGCTCCAAAGCCTATGTCGTAAACCGGAGTACCGCCGCCTGCTTTAATCGACGGTAATGTCGCAGACGTCGCCGCAGACGTCGGATCGGGACCTGCGCTAAGAAAATCTCCCGCAGATTTAAGTGTATCATCTCCAGTAAAGATATCTCCGAACCTAGATACTTGAGTACTAAAGCTAGGCGCTCCGGGATTGTAAAAACTTTGTCCGACCCCTTTGGAGAAACTGCCGCCTTTGGTAAGGAACTCACTTTTAAGACCACCCAGCGCAACCGCGGTTCCACCGCCAATTAAAGCCGCTTTAATAGACTTTTTGATGCTTGCGCCTCCTATCAAAGACCCTATGCCGCTGCCCAAAAAGCTAGCGCCGAAGCTTCCCGCTCCAAAGAAGGTGGGGTTCAAAAACGGCACACCAAACGCAGCCGCAGCAATCGGCAGCACGATTGGGGCCAGCTTCTTCGCGAACTTGAAAGCACTCTTAACGGCTCTCTTTACAGATCGGAAAAGCCGTGACACGAAAAATTCAGGGAGACCTGTGTCAGGGTTTATGCTGTTAAGCTGGTTGCCGACCACAAATTCCTGCGGATCCAAACCCATCTCTTCCATCTGTTTGAAGAGAAGCTCTTTTACCTTCGGGTTTGCGTTAAGCACTTCCATCGGGACGACCGTTTCGCCTTCCGCAGCGTGAACAACGTAAATGTCCCCGTTGCGTCCATACTCCGCGAGCTTCTGAGCTTGCTCGTGCATCGAAGCAATCCCTATGGGAGCAAGTTCGTAATCAGGGGACGCCTCGGCAAAGGACTGAAGTCCGTTGCTTGAGGGAATGTAAGACTGCTGTTGCATTATGAAAGCTCCAAAACATTGGCGAAGACTTGAATCTTCGCTGCTGTGGCACAGTTGAATATGAGCGTGTCTCCGGTCTCAAGGACAAAAGGTCCGGTAAATGACACGTCTGCGGTAGCAGAAGTAGAGCCCAAGGTGGCTAATGTTATCTTCTGCAAAATCACCGTTGCCGAAGCGGAACTATCGGTTATTTTGCACAGTACCACTATCGACCCTGTATGGCTATTATATAGATTGATGTTCTTGATAAGCGCCGCCGTTGCCGCCGGACAGGTGTAAACGACAACGTCACCCGTGGATCCAACCGTCGTTACTATGTTTTTGTATGCAGAGGCCATCAGTCCATAAACCAGTTCAAACCGTTGGTGTCATCCTGTCCACTAACCACAGCGGGGAAGTCTATCTTTGTGAGAGCCATCTCAAGATCACGCAAAATACGGACAAACGTGTCCGCGTCATACTCATCTGGAGCCATCGGCATACTATGGTCAAGCAAGCTGGACATTAGCGCCTTCCGTCCGGACGAAAATCAAGGCGCAGATCACCCATCGTCCACGTTATATCCGTTGTAGAACTTTCAACTCGAAGCGCGATCTGCCGCGACCGGCTTCGGAGGAACGCTTGCTGCGTAGTTGCCTTTACAGCGTTCGTAGAATTGGTGGTCAAGCTGTCACCCGGATAGTTTCGGGTCTTCAATATGTAATTAACCGAAGCCTCTGCGTCACTGCTCGTAATGTCGATGTCTGGGACTAAGCGGCTTACAAACATGAACTGCTCACCGTCACCAATGTCAAAGTCGGCTGACTCAATGAACGAAGTCATGGGTGATCCGTCATTGTCGTCGCCAGTTTCATGGACGTAGACAAAGTTTGTGCCGGAAGCAATTCCCGAAGCCCTTGGATTGTCGTGGATACCGTAATCAACCCAAGCCGTTCTTGACAACGTTCCCAGATCCCAGGTGTTCTCCGTAAAGTTAAACTTGACGTAACGATCTATTTCAGTGGAATCAGCCGTAGGATAGAACCAGAACACCTCGTCAAACATCTTGTTGGAGGCGGCGAAGCACTTGAAACTCTGCTCCAGGTTTATGTCGTCAAACACATATCGGAGAAGAGTACACGGGATAACCTGAACACGACCCGTGTAGACGTAGAAGTTCTCCCGGTCCATCCAGAAGACCTTGTCGCCTACCGTAGTTACGGCGTTAGGTCCAATAATAGACACGTTGTTCGCCAGCATACTGAACCCAAACGTAAACGGAGGCCCCGTAAACCGCATGGCGTGGAGCGCCGTATCCGTCCAGATCAGCATTTCCTGACGAGTCTTCTGAGCCGATATAATCTCTGAGCCAGAGGATATGCGCTGTGAACCAGCCGTATTCGTCGCGGTAGGCGTCCAATCAGCAGGATCTTCCTGGTCAGACCAACGTACCATCAACAAATCTTGGGCAGACTCGTCTAAAGGGTTACAGCCGAAACAGACAACATGCCTGTCCGCACCCGATACCATGATCCGGCGCGTTATTGTCGGCGCACCCGAAGCACCCGATAGGGAAGCAAGGTCCGTGGCCCGTGAACCAAGGCCCAGTGTTTTGTCCCAGTAGTACGGGGTTCCGTCATAGACATTCAGGAGTAAATCCTCACCCCAGTTGTCCTGAGTGTACAGCCGGATGTTAGACCCTGTTTGCGCTGACGTGCTTGAGGATTCACCCCACCCTACAAAGTCGTTTGCTTCCTTGACGTCTACGCCATCGGCATGTGCCGCCGCCGTTGTCCCGCGAACGCCTCGAACAACACCCCCGTTAATAAGATGGGTGGATTTTCCAGTGTATTGAATCAATTCGCTTTCTATCAGCATTAATCCAACAAAGGTAACGGCATCTCCGCTGGAAGACGTGGCAACCGTAGTCCCATCTTCTCCGCGAACAATGTCTCCAAATACGTTTCCAACGTTTGTCCCGTAGCGTATCTTCTCGCTGCCTATCAGAAGTGTTCCTTTAGCCGGAAATCCGCTGGAATTTGCAACAGGTATGGAAGAGCTTATAATCGTCAGATCCGCGCTTGTAGTGGATGCAGCGGTTTCAAAAGCAGCCGCGCTTGTAAGCGTGAAGGAGGTGACGGAAGCATTAATGCCGCCGCTGTCATTAAGGGTTGTCTGGGAATAACCTGTGGACAATCCGCTCCAAAGCCCTGCACCAAAACCTGTTCCGCTTACAACCGTATTAAGACCTGTGTTGATCTGGTAGTTAGCGATAACAGCAGATCCGCCTCCCGCAGTGCCTCCAGAAGAACAAGCTCCAGCGGTATTAATTGTATAGCTGTTGGAATCAATAACTGTAACTTGGTGTTCGGTATTCAATTGCGCGGCGGTTATACCATCTGTGGTTGTCGCACCGCTAAAGGTGACGAAGTCTCCTGTTACGGCACCATGCGCTACCGCTGTTACGGTAACTACGGCAGAACTTGCTGTCCCCGTTTTTAATGGGTTGGACCCAAGCGTAGCCGTAGACCGTATCGGGGTGATGTCGTTGTAACCACCACCCTCTTCAATGTAGAACTTGGTTTCTGTACCAAGGCCCATAAACTTAGATCCGTCGAGCGCCGCCCAAACGTGCAGGGAACGACCCGTGCCGTCTATGGTGTTGCTGCTCAGACGTTCCCAGCCGCCCATCTTCTCAGGGCGACCCTTGCGGAACCGTATTAAATCAGAGTTAAACCAACCGTTTTCGTCACCATAAGACGTAGTCTCACGATTAACTCCAGGTCGGAACTGTATCTTC